CAAATATTCGTAACATACAACTTTGAACTAACTACCTATACAGCCAATACTGAGGTTTGGCTAAGAACATACTTTGCAAGCAAGGATCAGGAGTTTGTACAGTTGGTAGGGTCTTTAAAGTATCAGAATGTGTATAACCTTTCAGTCACCCAAAACATATTTATTGAAGACAAGGCTATGTGGGGCAATGGTGCAGTTCCTCAAATCAGAACAGACTTTGATGCATCTGTAATTCTCAATTCTGTCTACGTCAGCGTGGTATAATAAAACCATGGCATTTCCAGCAATTTACGACTTTAACTATTATAAGGGTGATACCTTTGAGTTTCGTATCTACCCGAAAAAGAATGATGGAACGGTTTTTGATTTAAGCGCATTCTATGTGCCTACAAATTTTGCAAACAACCCAGATGATGTAACCGACACAACAGCACCATACGATAGTGCTCAATTTACAATTGCCACAGTTCGTGGTGCAACTCAGACAATAAATGGTGTAACAACACCAGTAGTGCCTATTAAGTGTTTTGCTAGAGTTTCAGATGATAACACATTTGTCCAGTGCGCTATTAGACCAGCAGAGGGAAATCAGTTAGTTGCTGGAACTGAGTATGTTTATGACGTTGAAGTAAGAAAGCCAGCAGGATTAGCAGGCAGTGGGCAGTATGAAATTATTCAAACCCTATTGACAGGAAAAATAACAATTACAGATCAGGTTACAGGCGCTACGTCTGCAACACAGCCAGGAGCATAATGGCAGATATATTGTTATCTAATGATGACTTAACAGTTTTTGGTGGTCCAGAAAATATAAGTCTTGATTTGGACATAGGGCCACAAGGTGATCGTGGAAGCATTATTATTGGCGTTCTTGGAGATCCAAGAGACTCTAATGTTGCATCAACAATTGTTCAGGATGTTCAAGCCTTAGATCTTGCAATAGATTATCAGCCAGCATCTCCTTATTTTAAGACAGTGTTTCAACTAGTTTCTACTGGATCAGGTCTTCAGTGGACACCACTTATAAACTTAAAGGCAAACTCTTACTCATCCATAAAGCAGATTACTGCTTCAGGTGGAAAACTTGTTATACCACCAATCAATGTAACAGAAATATATGATTTATCAGAAAACGAAGTTACATCTGCAAACTTTAAGGTTAACTACTCAATTGCTGGACCAGATACCGCTGGGCCACTAGCAACAACTCTTGTCATAAAAGATTTAGTGACTACTCAAGGCTTTTTAGCACTACCACTTGAAATAAAGGGTGTAGAATATGTTGACGGAGAATGGGTCCCTATTGAGGGTCCTAAAACCGTCCACCTGTTTATTACGGTGGTATAATGAAAAAGGGTGATTTGTAGTGGCAGAAGAGAATATTGATAATACCGTTAGTGGTAACGGGCTCTTCAACACCAAAATCCCAGGTTTATCAGATGCAGCAGATATTCAGGCAGCACTAAGACTTTATCATTACGGATCTTATACATATGATGGTGCAAATACAAACCCTACTCTTCTTCCAAATCCATCAATTGCAAAGCACCTTCAAAACCTTGTAGATGCAGATGCAGCAGAGGTAGTAAATAGAAATGCTGCAATTTCTGCACATAATTTAGATACAACAGATGTACACGGCATAGTAAATACTGCAAATCTTGCAACAAAAGATTATGTTAATACTGCTATCGATAACTCAGCAGTAGATCAGTCATTGCTGGCTGGTTTAGGTATTGACTGGAATGCTGGGACAAATCAGTTTGATGTTGAGCCAATAATTGGCAATGTTGGAACAGTAATAACAAAAGGAACAAGTTTTACTTTAGAAATAAATGATGTTAGCAAAACTATATTATTAAATACATCATCACCAATGACTCTGACTATCCCTTCAAACTCTGCAGTTCAAATTCCTGTTGGATACCAATATAATTTAATTGAAGTTGGATCAGGAAGAACAACGTTTTCTCCAAGTGCTGGAGTAACAGTAAATAGCAAAAATTCTCAAATGTATATTGATTCACAATATGGAAAAGCAACACTTATAAAAATTAATGAAAATTCTTGGATTGCATATGGAGATATTTATGAAGGAGTTGCTTCTGCTCCAGTAGCAGCCCCAGTTGCAGCACCAGTAGCACCAGCACCTGTTGCTCCTGCTCCTGTAGCACCAGCACCTGTTGCACCAGCACCTGTTGCACCTGCTCCTGTAGCACCAGCACCAATCGCACCATTCTTCCCATACTTCCCAACATTTGTTCCTGCACCTGTAGCAACACCAGTTGCATCACCAGTTGCAACACCTGTAGCAGCACCTGTAGCAGCAACAATTTATTATGCAAAATTCTGTTCAAATGGTAGCGTAATAGGAAATAATACTGGATCATCTTGTGCAGAAATAGAGGCTTTAGCACGTCAGGCTTATCCAAACTTGACTAATTTTGTATGTCAAGCAAATTCTGCTCCAGCAGATCCAACGTGTCCACAACCCACACCTGTAGCAACGCCTGTTGCACCTGCACCTGTTGCTGCACCTATAGCAGAGAAGTATATCTCTTATGCTTATTGTGATGAAAACGGCAATCTAAATGGCTATACTGCTTTGCCTGTTTTTGCTTCAGGATATACAAGTCCTTCACAAGCATGTAACTCAACACAAGCAACACTTGAACAGTTTGGAGCATATGGATTTACATGTATTGAAGGAACAGTGTCAGGTCCTGCATTTGAATCACTTGGAGTTTCTTGTGCAACCTCTCCCGTTGCCCCTGCACCCGTAGCACCTGCACCTGTTGCTCCTGCTCCCGTTGCCCCTGCACCCGTAGCACCTGCACCTGTTGCTCCTGCTCCTGTAGCACCTGCTCCTGTAGCACCTGCTCCTGTAGCAGCATCACAATGGTGGTGTAAGACAGTAGTTCAAGGTGGAGGATGTTCAACATCTGGTCCTCATGCATCAGATCAATCCTTTACTGGTGGAGTAAGTTCAACCGTTTGTACATTTGCACCAAGCAGTCCATACTTCTGTGAATCAACACCAGTAGCACCAGCCCCAGTAGCACCAGCCCCAGTAGCACCAGCCCCAGTAGCACCAGCACCTGTAGCACCAGCACCTGTAGCACCAGCACCAGTTGCTAACTGTTGCACTGGTAAAACACAAATTGCAGTAAGCGAGAATGGAGATCAATTCTGTTCTGGAAATTATGGATCAGGATATACTTGGTCTCTAACTTGTGTAATAGGAAATAGTCAATGTGGAGATTGTATACCACCAGCACCAATCGCACCATTCTTCCCATACTTCCCAACATTTGTTCCTGCACCTGTAGCACCAGCCCCAGTAGCACCTGCTCCTGTAGCACCAGCACCTGTAGCACCAGCACCTGTTGCTCCTGCACCTGTTGCCCCTGCACCTGTTGCCCCTGCACCTGTAGCACCAGCACCTGTTGCTCCTGCACCTGTTGCTCCTGCTCCTGTAGCACCAGCACCTGTAGCACCAGCACCTGTAGCACCAGCACCTGTTGCTCCTGCTCCAGTAGCATTTAGTTGTGGTGACTGTTATTACCCAGTAGGATCATGTCCAGGAAATTGTCAAGCACAATGTAACGGATGCTTCTTCTAGTCTATATGTTATAATAGAATAAAAGGAGTCTAACATGGAAAAAAGTTTGTCTGCTTGGGAACAGTATAAGAAAAATCTTGGAGAAACTAGACCATGGGACATGATAGACAAAGAAAATTATATAGAAAAGTCTGTCTCTGATGAAAGACTTGCTATATGCAAGGGTTGCCCAGAATTAATTAAACTTACGACACAATGTAAAAAATGTGGATGTTTTATGGCTGCAAAAACTAAGTTAAAAATGGCAACATGTCCGTTGGGAAAATGGTAATGAATAAAAAAGAAATAGCACCAGGTATTGTTGTATATTCAGATGTTATTGAAAATCATGAAACACTCATAGCAGACATAGAAGAGGGAACCATTTCTGCTGGAGCAAAATGGGAAAAAGCATATGTTAAAAAAAATGAGTTGATTGAAGTTGATGAAAATACAAGAAGTACTGAAACAATACTTGTACCTTATAATTCAGAAATAGTTGATGATGCTTTCTCAATGTATGATTTTTTTCTAAATAGTCTTTCAAATTTATTTTTAGAAAGTTTTAAAAAAATAGAAGATGACTACAAAAGCATGTATTCTGTAAATACAAGAGATCACGAAACCTATAGTATTTTAAAATACGGTGTAGGACAAAAATTTACAAACCATATCGATGATCATCCTGATTTGCAGCGTACAGTTTCTTATGCTTATTACTTTAATGATGATTATGAGGGTGGAGAAATAGAATTTCCAAGATTTAATATAAAATATAAGCCAAAGTCTAATGAGTGTATTTTCTTTCCTTCCACTTATATTTATAATCATTCTGTTCATCCAGTAATTAGCGGAACAAGATATGCAGTTGTAAGTTGGTTAAACTAGTGGAAGTAAAAGATCCAAAGATAATAAAAAACATTTTTAGCAATGAAGATTTTTTAAAAATTAAGAATTTTTTCATTAATAAGCCAAAAAACAAAGAAAATTTCGACGTGTCTTTTGGAAGGTACACCTATAGCGACGATATCGTAAAAGAGTATTTAGACAAACTTGTTGTGTTAGCAAGAGAGATTTTCGATAGTAAAACCCTTGTTCCTTCGTATGCTCTTTTTGCACATTATCAAGGTGAGCATGCAAAGTTGTTTAGACATATAGATGACAATGCATGTACATATACATTAGATATGTGTCTTTATCAAAACAAGCCTTGGGAATTGTATGTTAATGAAGTTCCATATATTTTAAATGAAAATGAAGCGCTGGCCTACTATGGAAATGATCAACATCATGAAAGAATGCCAATACCAGATCCAGACTCACAATATGTTGGTATGATATTCTTCCACTTTGTAGAACCAGATCACTGGTGGTACACAAAAGGACAAGGCTATGTTGAAGTAGTTAGAGGTAATATAACACAAGAACAGTGGGACATGCAGCATGGAACAAATTAATTCAGTAAAGCAAGGTGTTTTTATTGTAAAGAATTTCTTTAATCACGACTATTCCTGGGACAACTTTATTGATTCTATTAATGATGCTTATGATTTGAGCGATCCAGACAATAGAATAGAGCCAACAAGAGAAGTTATTGGAAAAGTAAACTTTTTCCAAAAGTTAACAATGACTCTAGACAATATTAATGAGCAAAATTTTCCAGGGCTTAAAGATAAAATGGATAAAATAACACAACTACATGAAACAATTAAGCCATCAACTAGATGTTCAGGATACTTTGGTGCCGTTAGTTTTACAACTAAAGAACCAACCACAGGTAAACACAGCGATCCAATTGATGTGATTTATTCTCAGTTTGTTGGTTCTGTTACCTGGACTATTTATGAAGAAGAAGGATCTGAGAGTTTTGATCTTGGTCCAGGAGATGTTATTTATGTTCCAAAAGATGTGATGCATGAGGTTACATCCCTGACTCCAAGAGCAGCCCTATCTTTCATGTTTGAGGTCTAATTTTATGATTTATTACAAACTTTGGAATCCTACAGGCTTAATTAATCAGGTAATGAGCCTAGAGTTAGCATTAGGACTTGCACACGAAACAAATGTTCCTGTAGTAGTTCATTATGCAAGCAATAGTGGTGATAAACTACATGATTCTAGCAAGGTCCCAATTTTTACACCTTCAAAATTTTACAACAATCAAAGAGAAGGGTTTGTAAGTCCTGATAAATTTCCACACCTTTTAGATTTGCTTGACTTTAATCAAAACTTAATTTTTATCAATGAAAAAATAGAAAGTTTTCCACAAGAACAGTTAGTTATAGAGGATATGGTTAGCAATTATTATTACAGCAATAGCACAGAAATAACAGAAGAAGAGTTGGCATTTGCTGAGGGCAGAGAAAGATTGGTAATAGATAAGCCAACACACCTAAAAAAAACATTAGGTTGGTACTCAAGATTTTTCTATAACAGAAGTCCTGAACTAAACAACACCTTGTCTTCAGTTAGATTTAAAAAAGAATACACAGACTTGGCTACAAAGATATCTAATTCTTTAGGCACATTTCAAGGAATGCATCTTAGACTATCTGACCATGTTCATATGTTTAATACTACACAAGAGATGTTTGAAGAATGGCTAAATAACTTTGAGCAGAACAATTTGCCAATAGTTGTATCAACATGTGAGCCAGGACATAAGATGGTTCAGGACAATAAGCATAGATTTATACTGTTAGATGAGTATATTGTAAATAACTTTAGAGATGATTTTAAATCCCTGCCGTTTCAGGATGAGGTAGTTTTTGGGCTTATCTGCAACCTTGTCCTTCATGACTCATCAAATTTTGTTGGTACATCAGGAAGTACTTATACTGCCTATATCCATAGAGTTAGAAATCAAAAAGACACTGAGACATGGGACTTCTTTGATAACCCAACAAAAACAATAGGAGAGCCATATTCTTGGAATAACTATCCTCTTGATAATGGAAGAAAAATGTGGTGGAGAGAGTGGAAGGAATCTAAAATATGAAAACAGCACTGGTACTTGGAGCAGGTGGTTTTATTGGAAGCCACATGGTTAAGCGATTAAAGAGCGAAGGATATTGGGTTAGAGGTGTTGATTTAAAACACCCAGATTTTTCAAATACAGAAGCAGATGAGTTCATCGAAAGAGATTTGTCTGTTTATGAAAATGTTGAAAAGGTAATTCAGTTTAAAGGATACCAGGGAAATTTTTATAACGAAATACCCTACAAGTTAATTACAGGCTTTGATGAGATCTATCAATTTGCAGCAGATATGGGGGGTGCTGGATACATATTTACTGGAGATAATGATTCTCAAATTATGGAAAATTCCGCATTAATAAATCTTAACCTTCTTAGAGCCCAGTCAAGATTAAACGCAAAGTATGACATTAATAAAACAAAAATATTTTATTCAAGTTCTGCTTGCATGTATCCTGATTATAAGCAGTTGGATGTTAACAATCCTGGATTAAAAGAGTCTGATGCATACCCTGCAGACCCCGACAGTGAGTATGGTTGGGAAAAATTATTTAGCGAAAGAATGTTCTTGGCATTTAATAGAAATAACAAGATCCCAGTAGCCATTGCCAGATACCATAACATTTATGGACCAGAAGGAACTTGGGATGGTGGAAAAGAAAAGGCTCCAGCAGCAATATGCAGAAAAGTTATACAGTCAGATGGCTTTATAGAAATTTGGGGGGATGGAGAGCAAACTCGTTCATTCCTATATATAGATGAATGCATAGAAGCAACAAGAAGGCTTATGCAATCAGACTTTACTGGACCAGTTAACATTGGTTCTGAAGAGATGGTCACTATTAATCAACTAGTTGACATTGCTTGCAGCGTGGAAGGCAAGATTTTGAGCAAGATGCATATTCCTGGTCCACTTGGGGTTAGAGGAAGAAACTCTAATAATGATTTAGTTAGAGATAGGTTAGGCTGGGATTACTCTATGACTCTTAAAAGTGGAATAGAAAAAACATACAATTGGATTAAAGGTCAGGTAAATGCAAAAAACTGAGATAGTTCAAGAGTTTATCCTAACAGATGGAATAGGGGCTCAACTTTGGAGAAAGATATATGCTATGTCTTATGCAAAAGAGCATGGTCTTATATTTAAAGATACAAAAATTACTAATTTCCATATACACGAATCAGACAACATAAGCAGCGAAGAAGAACAAAAAGAACTTATTGAAAAATTTTATAGTATCCTTGACATTCAAAAATTAGAAGAGGGTTTTGAAGAAATTCTTGATTATGATATATGCAAAGATGTTGGAAAAGGTCTTCCTGAGAGCCAAGGAATTGTACTTAATGATAAAAAGTTTTTAAGACAAGCAGTCACTTTTAACAAAGTTTTAGGCACAGACAATTCAATAGTAATTCATATTCGAAGGGGGGATGTAATAAAGGAAAACCCTAGGTGGATTGAAGAAGATGTTTATGTTAATGTTATAAAAAATATTGACAGTGTTATTTCTATGTATGATTTAAAAAATCCAGAAGTGATTATATTAACAGATGCTCCAGATGAAGAAAAGTTTTATAAGCCAATAAGCCAAGAGCAGGCAAATCTTTGGAATCAGATATACCTATATGCCAATAGCGACGGAGAGTATATTTCTACCTCTTTTAACTTTGATAAATTGAAAGAGCACTACCCATCTTTAAAGGTTGTAAATAAGTTAAATACATTTGATTCGTTTTTATTAATGCTTAGAGCAAAAATTCTTTTTGTGTCCAGATCTGCATTTTCACAATCTGCTGGGCTGCTGTCAAAAAATAATGTTTTTGAAATGTTTAACTCCCATAATGGCTTTTGTAACTCTGTTGGGTCTGTAACTAGTTCTGGAGAAATTGTTTTTTACAATAAAAAACCCTAACCAGTGTTGGCTAGGGTTCCTTATTGTTTTTTAATTACTTAGGAAATTTAGCCATCCAAGACTTAGTTCTTGGAGTCATGCCTTTCCAGGCACTCCAGTTTTCCCCACCATTACTCATATGGTGTGCAATCTGTGCATTTAGTACTGGATTAAAAAGTTCAGCATTTGAAGATAACTCAAACTTGTCTCTGCGATCAGGACCAAGGGAGTCAATCATATTAATCTGGAATATTCCATATGAGGAGTCTCCAGTGCTTTCGTTTCCATTAAAGGCAAATGGACGACCATTTGACTCTTTCTTTGCTACTGCCCAAGCCTCGATAAGGTTCTGGCCTTTAAAGCCAACTAGGGATAGCATCTTCTTTAGTTCTAAATCTGTAAGAGATGTTTTGTTTGCAAAACTCTCCAACATTTTTTCCTTAGAAACCAAAAAAACCTCTTTCGAGGTTGTGTCCGATGTCTGAGCCTGTTCCAGGCTAAGATTGTTTTTAGTATCAAGATCTGGGGTAGCGTTTGCAGTATTAGAAAAAACACTGACAAGTGCTACGATACTGAGTGTGCTAATGATCTCTTTGTTTCTTTCGATAAATTTAATCATAGTTTCCTCCTTAGAAAACAATAACACCTTGGCAGGTGTTACTACCAAGTATAGCATGAAATTTTTGATAAATCAACTTTAGAGGGTGGTATAATAAATATTATGCCTCAGTCATCGTCTAATTATCCTACTATGAAGTATCCACTTGCTTCAGATCCTGTCAATGTACACGGAGATTTTAAGGTTTTGGTTGATGCTTTAAACAATATTTTGCCACCACTAGGAATGACTAGCGTTTCTTCGCCAGTAAGAAATAATACCAGCACAGCATTATCTGCTGGAACTCCAGTATACATTTCAGGAAATGTTTCTCACGGTGGGCAGATGAAAACAACTGTAGAAAGATACAACCCATCAGCAAGCAATCACAATCCAGATTCGCCAATCCTTGGTTTAGTTCAAACAGCAATACCAGCATTAAGCGATGGAGTCGCTGTAGTATCTGGAGTCTTGCAAATGAATACATCTGGAATAGGTACTCCTGGAACTAAGGTTTATATAAATTCAAGCGGAGAACTTGTTGGCGGAAGACCATTAACTGGTCCAGCAAGATATGTTGCTGTAGTTGCTGTTCAAGGAACACAAGGATTGATAGTTGTTCAAACAAAAGGAAACGGTACTTGGGGTGCACTCAAGGACGGTTTGTCGTGATATAATAACATTATGGCAACTTTAAGAGGATCTCAAACATCATACGATATAGGAAATAAACCACCTACAGTTATTTGGACTGTTGTTCGTGGAGATACTTCTGGTTTTAAGGTTTATGTAACAGATGATGCACAACAGCCTTTGATTCTAAAAGGTGAGGGGTCTGAGTGGGATATTGCCATGAAAATTAAAAGACCAAACTCTACACCTGGAATAATTACAGATGATGCAATGCTTGTAATGCACTTACACCCAAGAGCAGACGAAGACGACCTTGTTGGAGAATTTACAGTTTGGCTTACAGCAGCACAGTCTGTGCAACTTCAGACAGGAGACATCTTTGATATTCAGGTTAGCGACCCAACAAGAGTCTGGACAGTTGCCCAGGGTAGCATGAAGATCCTTGAAGATGTAACAGATTAATGGCAACAGCAGTATTACTTGATGACCTACAAAATAAAACAGAACGAATATTTCCAATAGACTATGCCGTAGTGCAAGTAGAAGACATCAGAATAAATACATTGATAACTGAGGTTTTGCCATTTAGAGTTAAATTTACGGCAATTCAGATAGAAGGTTTGGGTGTTGGAAATACCCCAGCAATTCCACTTCAAGTTATTGGTTATAGCAACTATATTCTTTAATAATATTATTAAATAGGGGTTATAATTGCCACATGGCTAAAGTATCAATTCCAGCAGTTAAGAGTCTATTCCAAACTGGAGATAGACCTACTCAAGAAAATTATGAAGATTTAATTGATACCGCTGCAGCCCAAGCAACAGATTTGGGTTCTGCGGGTAACAATGAAAACACAATCACTGGTATTGAGAACGTAACTGTTATTGATAACTTTGATGCTACAGTTTGGCGTATGGTCAAGTATATTATTTCAATATCAAAGACCTCAGCAGGGGACAACAAGTTCTACGCAACTGAAATGACAATTCTCGTTGACGGTACAAATGTATCAGTTAGCGAATACGGAACAATCGACAATAGTGGGAATATTGGCACCATTAATGTCTCTCGCACTGGAAATACCGTGGCTTTAACAGTCACTCCAGATCCTGCGATCAGGCCAGTCACAGTTCGTTTTGCACGAATTGGACTTAAGGCATAAATAAAAGGAGATAAAAAATGGCAACAGTAACAAATAAAGACTTTAAGATTAAGAGTGGTCTCGTTGTTGAAGGTACAACAGGTACAATCAATGGTTATGACATTCTTACAGAATCACAAGCATCACAAGATTTTATTATCAGTGTTGTTGGTGGATCAGCAACATCTGCGAACACACCAGACACAGTAGTACTTCGTGATGAAAACGGAGACTTTGCTGCTGGTATTATTACAGCAGATTTAGTTGGTGACGTAACTGGTCAAGTATCAGATATTTCTAATCACGATACAGATGATTTAACAGAAGGTACAAATAACCTTTACTTCCAAGACAACCGTGCACAGACAGCAGTGTCTAACGCACTTGGTTCAGGTCTTGGCTACGGCTCAGAAGGCGCAGGAAACGTTTTCTATGTTGACACAAATGTAATTGCAACAAAGACATTTGCAACAGATGAAGCAAACGCAGCACAAGCAGCAGCAGAACAGACTGCAGCAAATGATGCAACCACAAAGGCTAACAATGCACAGTCAGCAGCAGAACAGACTGCAGCAGCAGATGCTACTAACAAGGCTAATCAAGCACTTTCAGATGCAGAAGATTATGCAGATGGAAAGATTAGTGATGCAAATGGCTCTGCTACAGATAAGGCTTGGTCAGCATACAAGACATACACAGAAATCAGCCTTGCAGAAGGAAGAGCAAATGATTATGCAGATGGAATTTCTGGAGATGTTCAAGATAATCTTGATGCACACACAATTCTTACATCTGGAGTTCATGGTGTAACTGGTGATGTTGTTGGTACAACAGATGCACAAACAATTTCTAATAAGACACTTGGTAGCGATCTTGCTGCTGGTGGATACAAGGTATCTGGTCTTGCACAACCTTCAGCAAACCAGGATGCAGCAACAAAGTCATACGTTGATACAGCAGTATCAAACCTAATTGGTGCAGCACCTGAACTTCTTGATACTCTTAACGAGTTGGCAGAAGCAATTGGTGATGACGAAGACTTTATTGGAACAGTTACAGCATCAATTGGTGAAAAGGTAGCAAAGGCTGGCGACAGCATGTCTGGCAACCTTGACTTTGGCGGAACAAACAAGGTAACAAGCCTTGGAGCGCCAACATCTAACGGAGATGCAACAAACAAACTTTATGTTGATACAGAGATCTCAGATCTTGATGCATCACTAAAGACATACGCAGATCAATCAGAAACAGATGCAAAGGCTTACACAGATACTCGTGAAATAGCAATTACATCTGCTTACGAGTCATATGCAGATACAGCAGAAGCGGATGCAGTCACAACAGCAAATGCATATACAGACGGTAGAGAGACAGCAATCACAACTGCTTACGAAGCATATGCAGATCAGGCAGAATCAGATGCAGTATCAACTGCTAACTCTTATACAGATGATGAGATCACAACTGCACTTTCAACTGCACAGGGTTATGCTAACACAGCAGAACAAAATGCAAAGGATTATGCAGACGCTCTTGACACAGATGATGTATCAGAAGGTTCAACAAACCTATACTTCACAGATGGTCGTGCTAAGACTTCAGCAGCACAACTTCTGACCAGTGCAAATCTTACAAACATAACAATCACAGGCACAGGTGCAGGACTTACTATTACCGCAGAAAACGGTGTAGCAGATTCTACTACATCTGATCTTGCAGAAGGTACACGACTATACTTCACAAATCAGAGAGCAATCGATGCACTTCAAAACACAACACCAACATTCTCAGCAGTTGACATTAATTCAATTGCTAAGCAGGTTGCAGGAACAACAGTTGTGCCAGTAGCAGGAATTGCAACAGCATACTCATGGGCTAAGGCTGACTATCGTTCAGCAGAGTTCCTTGTAAAGATTGCTCAGGGTGATCACACAGAAGTGTCAAAGGTACTTCTAACACTTCACGATAACGATAACATTTCTATTACTGAATACGGTATCGTTGGAACAAATGGTAACCTTGGAAATGTTTCAGCAGTAATATCAGGCAACGATGTACAACTTCAGGTAACTACAATAAATAATACTTCAACACTTACAGTTGTTGGAACATTGCTTGCGTAATAAAAAATAAAAATAGTTGGAAGAAGGAGTAGTAAATGACAACAGTCGATAAAGACTTCAAGGTCAAGAATGGGTTGGTCGTAACTAACGGCGGTACATTCGGAGATGCAGTGACAGTAGGAGCACCTACACAAAATTCACATGCAGCAACTAAGGAGTATGTAGATTCTCTAACAGGATCAATGGCTGTTGGTTCAACTGCTCCTTCTTCACCAACTAATGGTACACAGTGGTTGGATACTCTAACAAATAGAGTTAATTTCTATTACGATGGAACTTGGTATACCCAAGCAACCATTGATGATACAAATAACCTACCACAGCACATTCACGATACCGCAATTGATGGAACTGGTTTTATAGTATCTCAGTTCTACGAAGGTGGATCATTTAACAGCCC